ACTTGACAATTGAAAATACTACGCTATAATATCAGTGTTATCCTTTGAAGTTAATATTACGTATCTTATAAGGAAAATTTTCTTCATTATATAATTTAATTCTTTCTTTAAAATGATTTAAAGTAAAATTTGTTTTACTCTTCCATGTTAAATCATCACTAATATCATATAAAGTTGCAATTTCTTTTGATTGGCTTTTTCGCAATCCCCTACCTATAGATTGTAGATTTCTTATCCTTGATTTAGAAGGAGAAGCGAACACAATGTTATGAAGTTTCCTAATATTGACGCCAGTACTATATACACCATAACTTGCCACGATAATGGCATTTTCTGATTGCTCTGTAATTCCTCTGAACTGCTCTCTTTGTTCTGTTGCTGTTCCTCCAAAAATAAAAAAAACTTTTCTGTCATCATTACAACTCTCCTCGATCAATTCATATAGATCTTTTCCATGTTTAACTAGAGAAAATAAAATTAAACTATTTCCTTTTAGCGTCAATGCTAAATTTTTGATAAAAGTATTTCTATTTATATTTGATGTTAAAAAGTCCAACTCTTCTTTGTATTTAAATTTTTTTACAGACTCACATATATCATCTGTATATTGAAGAACCAAAGACTCTATCTTAAAAGGTGATAATATTTTTTTATCTATAAGATCTTTAGTTGTTGTTGACTTATATACTTTTCCAAATAAACCTTCTAATACTAATTTGTGTGTTTGTGTTCCATCTAATGTTCCTGTGCATCCTATTCTATAATCAGCATTAATACATTTTGTCATTATACTAGTGAGAGATTTTGATTTAAATCCATGTGCTTCATCACCAAATACTGTATCAAATTGAGAGAAATAATTTTCTTTCATTTTATATATACTTTGCCAAGTAGATATTATAATAGGTTTTTCTGATACTTTATCTTGACCTGCATATACAACATGACAATTATTTTTATTTGACCAACCATTGTTTTTAGAATAATCTCCAAAATCAGTATACATTTGAGATGTTAATGATGTTGTAGGAACAATTAATAATATTTTTTGTTTGTTTAATACATCTTGTAAATATCTAATAAGAAGATATAATATAAATGATTTACCTGAAGCAGTTGGAGAAACTAATAACATTCTTTTAAAAGTTATACCAGTTCTCATTGCATCAAACTGATAATCGTGAGGATCAAAAGGAAGATTTAAACTTACCACATAATCAAATAAATCTTCATCAGTTACTTTAATAAACTCATTTACTTGACTTACATATGGATAATTTCTTTTTTTAGAAAATTGTTCTACATATGGAAGTAAACCATAATATAATTTTTGATCATATGGACTGAATAATCTTATTTTACCATCCCACAATTTATTTCTAAACGCTGGCATGAATTGAAACCCTGGAACACTAAAAGTAAAATAATCTGCCAGTTCTTGTAAAACTGAAGGATTGGATTTTACCCTAATATATGCTTCATTTATTTTTGATATGAATAAAGTATCAATGTTCTGGATTTGTGAATTTATGCCACTCGATTGCATTCTTTATATTCCATGTTCTTTGTGATATTTCTTTAATAATAGATTCCAGATATTTAATTATCTGTTCATGATATTCCATTTTTAATTTTGTGTTTTGATATTCTTGATCACCATCAATAAATGCATTGATATCATCTTTTGTAAACTTTTGACCTTTTTTAACTGGAAACACTTGATTTTTATTTTCATCAATACTTATTCCAGTATAATAAGCCCATAATTTTTTTCTTATAATATTCTGTTGACTTTCAAGATATTTAAAAGTTAAAATTTCTTGATTAAGTATTTTAAAATATTTTTGGTGTAATTGTGGTATTTTTAATGATTCACCTTTTAAATCAACAGAATCAATCTTGCTGTCAGATTCCCACAGCAATTCAATTTCTTCAATTTTCATATTTTATTTTATATCATTAATTTCAAAAGACCTGTAAGAGAATGTTGCATCAGCCATAAGATATTGTACATCTTCTGTTCCCGCATCAAATTGTAAACTTGCTAATTGTGTAGGAAAGGCATCTTTAAATTTAAATTCAATTTTTGGTGTTTGTGCACCTGTTAAAACTATAAGTGTTGCATCAGATATAATACCTGACATAGGACCTGGATTTTTTGGATCTGATTTTTTAACATTTTCATACTGTTCAAAATTATCAGGAAATCCTATACCTTCCATCCATCCAAATATTTCTTTATAGTTTTCCATATATTCATCAACAATAAATCTAATTATTAATTCTTGAAATTCAACTCTATCACCTGGAAATGGTATTGATACAAAAGGAGTTTGAACTGGAACACCTGATACTGTTATTCCTGGCAAAGTTACACCTTGACAAAAATAATTAGTGTTAGGTAATTTATTGATATTAAATTTAAACCCAACAGGTGAAAGATAACTTAGATTTTCTGGTTGCTTAAACATAATGTATATAGGGAGACTTTTAATCTCCCTATTTTATATTACTTTTTTTGGTAAATACCCCAAAGAATCCAGACAGCAACTAAGCCAACTAGTCCTTCAGAACCAAGGGATTTAACTAAACTAACTACTGAGCCTACGACATCGATTCCGAGAAATGGAACTGCCGCACCAAAAAGTACTTGTAGTACTACGCCAAGTGCAATAATAGCAAGTCCCAATTCAGTAATTGATCTAATCCAACCTAATACTCTGTCTATCATATAGTCTCCTTTATTTTAGATTGTTAGTAATATTTAGGTGGGTTTAAAAAGGGCATAAAAAAAGGGAAGCCCCAAGAAAAATAGGCTCCCCCTTTTTAAAAATAGATTACATCAAGTTCTTAACTTTGACTAATCTGTAATAAACATTGTCTTTACCAGGTGTGCTCGCGCTACCATCTCTTTGGATGGAACCATCAGCATCACTTGTAGCGAAAGGATTAGCTACCATGCCATAACGAGTTTTGAACCCGATTCTTGGCTGGAAGTTATCTTCACCAATTGCTCTTACCATTTGTAATGGAACATAAGGACAATAGAAAAGACCCGCATCGTATGGACTTGATCCTTTGTAACCTACAATCATGTAGTTTGTTACTGTGTTTGCAGCAAATGGATCAATGTATACTTTATATCGACCATTGAGAACACCAGCAAAAGTATTACCAGTATCATCAACATTAATTCCGGTTTGTAGTGCAGGAGTATAATCAAGAACACCAGCCATTTGAAGTGCAGATGCAACATCAGATGCACAAATGATCATGTTACCCTTACCTCTACGTGTATCTTTTGCGATTTGGTTAGCTTCACGTTCAATCTGGAACATTAGTCCTTTGAACTTTTCAACTGACCATCGACCATTAGAGTCAACATCAAGGTCAAACTCACCAGGATTAGCTGTTCCATATGCAGCGCCAGCCTTAGCGGATGAACCAATGGATCTTACAACTTCTCTGTTAATCTCAGCAAGAATTTCAGCGGAAAGAATATTAGCCAATTCTGTTTCAGCATCCAAACCATGAATAGCTTTCAAGTCTTGAGCCAATTCCATTGAATATGCACCTTTGAGTGCTCTACTTACTGCTGTTACAGTAACCTTCTCAATCGAGAAAGACATTTCTGGAATACCATCACCATTAACTGCAGGATCATTAGCACCTCTAAGTTCTGCATTATTTGTTTGCATACCAGTAATGGAATTATAACCATTTGCATCAACTGGATTTTCACCAGTATCAGCGGCATAGTCAGTAGTATTAGCGGATGAAAATCCAGTTTCAGCTTCATTGAAAAGAGCTTCATCACCTGGATGTCCAGAAGTTCCACTATATCCACCATATCTAGCTCTCATCGCAAAGATAAGTCCAGTAGGTCCTGTCATTGGTTGAACACCACAAATGTCATAAGCAACCAAGTTTGGCATCGCACGTCTTACGAGTGAGATCAAAACTGGATCGTAAATATCTACAGGTCCTGTTCCAGCGGTAGAACTAGAACCAGCCATGACCGAAGATGGTCCTGATTCTGCCAACAATCCCATTCCACCTTGTTGCTCTCTCATTGAACGCTCTTGGTTCTCCAAGATCACAGCAGTTACCTGCTTTTTATATGGGTCTTTAATTGAATCCAAATCTGGATGATCAACTACAGGAGCCCATTTTCTTTGAATGTCTTCAGCGATATACATCGTTTATTCTCCTAAAAAATTATTTATTATTTGTTGTTCTAGACAACATATCAAGATATGCCTTCATCTGGCCATCTCTTGTTTCCTCTTGAATATTTTCAATTTCTTCATTAATTTCATCTGTAGTGGATGTTGTTTCTTCAACTACATCTTCACTAAGAACTGCAGCTTTTGTTGGGAAATATGATTCTTTCAACATTTGCAATTTTGCTTTATATTGATCTTCTGAATCAAATTCTACTCCCTCAGAAAGACTATTAATTTTTTCTTTTTGTGTATCAGCAAGATCTTCACATACATCATTTAAAATTTCATCTTTTTTAGCATCAGCTAAATTGTGCTTCAACTTGATGTTTTTGTCAATCTCTTCATTTAGTTTTCCTTCAAGATCTTCTACTTTATCAAAAAGATCATCAACAATGTCAACCTTTTCTTCAGGGATGTCAATGTAATGTTCTTTAAAAAGATTTCTCAATCCATTCATAAAATCATCAGTGAGTTCAGTTTTAATACCTTTTTCAACTGCTAATTTATTATCTTCCATCCATTCTGATACAACATAATTTAAATAATTATCAACTTTTTCTACCATTTCAGTTTGAAATGTTTTTGTAGATTCTTCAATTTCTTGTAAATACTCTTCCTCTATTTGAGAAACTCTTTTATTTACTTCTTCAACTACTTTAGATTTTACAGCAGATTCAAAAATTTCTTTTGCTTTTTCTTTGAATTCTTCTGAAAGTTCTTCACCCGCAATAGCCTGAATGTCTGATTCTGTATCCAATTCAATTTCATCAGCAGTCAAATCTTTTCTTGAGTAAAGAATTTTTTCTTGTGCTTCTGCAATAGCTGGATCATCTTCCATTTTTTCAACATCAAGTTCTACAACATCTTGAATCATTCCAAATTTTTCACCAAGCTCTTCTTTACTCATGTTCTTCAACATTTCATAAACTTGAGCGACCATTCCATTTTTGGATGTTGGTACTTCTGATTCTGATACTGCTGGTTTGACAGAATTGCCTTGTGAATGTGCAGATTTTTCTGGATTTCTTTTATCCGCTTTTCTGCTTGATGCTTGACTTGTTCCAGGCTCTGGCTTATTTGCTTTACCTGTGTCTGGGTTATCCCCACCCAAATCTTGAACCCCTGCAGGAGCTTCATCTAGCTCTTCCACGGGAGCTTCATCAATTTGATTTTCAGAAGTTTGTTCTTCTACTACTTCTGTTTCCGTATTTTGATCTTCTAACATTGTTTTTGCTCCTAACTGAGTTTCAAAAGTTTAACACAATTTAAACCTTTATATTATTAACTACTATTATTTATAATATTTATAACTTAGAAATAAAATCAGCAAAAGCATTCAATTTAGTTTCATTTAAATTGTTTGCTGAAGCATTTCTAATACTCTTATTATATTTATCTATTTCTGTTTCTTTAATGATACCATTATCCCAAACCCATTCCTTACCTTCCATAATACCTTCAACAAAAGCATTTGGAGCAGAAGGATCAGCAACAATGTCTCCCGCAGTTGAGAGATAATAATCATTACCAACAACACTACCATTTCTACTAGGTGTTAAAGAACCCATACCTCTAGACGAAACTCCTAAAGTTGCGCCCGCTCTGATAAGTTCTCTTACAATATTACCATTTGGTGTATTTAAAATTTTAGCTTCACCAACAAAATCATTACCTTCTTTATTTAAAGTGGTAATCATATGTGATACTCTATCAAGATTTACAGTTGGTCCGTCTGGATGTCCAAGCTCACCAAATGCTCTATTTTTAGACACATATTCTTTATTATATCTTTTTACTTCATTTTCTAAAACTTTAAGAGGATAAGTTCGTTTGTTTCTATTTTGCTGTTCAGCTTGCATAAAAATTCCACGAATTTTAAATTGCTCTTTACCTTCTTTTGTTGTTTCAGAAATATATTCTAATTCTTCAGAAATTTCTGTTATGAGTTTCATTTTTTCTCCCTCATTTTTTTGATTCTATCTTTTCTTTTAGCAATTAAATCTCTGTACATTTTTCCCCCAGGTCGAGTAAAAGCTTTCATTTTAGCTTGTTGTGCAGGATTCTTTTTTAACCTATCAACTAATTTTTCAATCTGTTGTTTTTGTCCAGGACTTGAACTTTGTAATTTAGATGCACTTAAATCTTTTCTAACTCTAAGTTTTAATGCTTGTAAAAACTTTTTTCTAGATTGTTGTCTTAGTGCTTCTTTTCCACCAGTAGGAATAGCTCTCATTTTATTTCTTCTAAGAGCTGCTACTCTTTTGGGTTTAGATCTAGCAAAATGTATTTTTCTTTTAAATCTTTGATTGGGTGTTAACGCCTCATCAAAAGATATAACTTGATCTATTATTTCAGATTTAAAAAATTTAAATGATTTCATTTATGCACTTGCTGATATTGGTTCTTGTAAAGTTTCAGTTGGTTGTCCGTCAAATGGATCTACTACTTGAATTTGATCACCACTCTGTGCCATTCCTGCAATATTTTGTTGATCATCTTGATCAACAGTTGAATCATTAGATACAACTTCTTCAGGTTCTTCAGGCACATTATCTTTGAATAATCCTTGAGCAACCTCAACTTTTCTAACTTCAAGTTCATCCATTGATCTTTGACCCAATACACCAAGAATTCCTTCTTTAGCTCTATTATTATCTCCTACCATAATAGCAGATACAATATCCGCACTTGTAAAAACATCATCCATAAATTTCTCCT